GGGTTTAAACCCGGTCCGCCGGGACGCGGTCCCGGTCCCGGGCTCGACGGTCCGCCGTGAGACACGCGACGGCCGCACCCAGCATGACCAGCAGGTACAGCAGAGCGACCGCTTCCGCCCCGCCGGGTCCGGGTCCGCCCGGACTCACGGGGCACCCCCGGTAACGGCCAGCCACAGCGCCATGATCCCGGCGACGGCCAGCGCGGACAGCGCGAGGGACCACAGCCCGGCAAGGGCCGCGAACGCCGCGAGCCCGGTCGCGGATATCAGGAGAGCCGACACAGCCAGCGCGCCCACCTCAGATCCCCGCCGCATCACGGGCGGCACCGTAGTCCAGCCGGGCCGCATCAAGGGCGTCGTGGGCCGCGTTGGAAGCGGTGCAAGCGGCCCGAAACCGGGCGAGGCAAGCGCCAGCCAAATCGGGAGTTTCGAGCGCGAGCCACGCGGCGGTCTGTTCCGCCCGGGCGGTGGCAACCACAGCGTACGCATCCGCCAGCGCGGCGGCGGCGCGCACGCAGGCGGGGTCTCCCGCGTTGTAAGCGTAGGCGCTGGTAGCGTAGGCGTGAGCGTAACGGGTGGGAGCGTCTGTGATCATGGTCGGTTCCTCTGGTCCGGCATCGGCGGTTGGTTACCGCCTCCCATGCCGGGGTGAAACCAGTAGAGCACAGCACGGGCCCGGAGTGCAAGCGCCGCGTCGCGAGGCGCGCCGCTTTTGATGATTCCGCCGTTGGCACGATATTTTCCGCTTGACTTCCCGGATTGTGGATAACTCCGGGTTTTTCTGTGGATAGATTGTGGATGAATCCATTACAGCCGAATTCCCGGACAACCGATACCAAGGTCGCGGCCCCCCCTTGCCCCGCTGTAGCGGGCTCTCCGGCGGTTTTAGGATTAGGCGGGCTTGCGTCACAGAACAGTGAGTAGGAACGAACGGACGGAGGTTTTGCTTGCACCCGGGGCCTGTCCGGTGTTTAAATTGCTCTCACCCGGGCGAGGTGCCCGGCAGACAGATAGGAGCGACGCGACATGATGACAAGAGAGCAATGGTTGACGGTGGCCGCGATCCGGTTGGGACGCACCGTGGTGTCCCTCACTTCCGCTGAGGCCCCGGAGAATGTCCGCTGGTCGGTCGGCATTCCGAGTAAGAAGCGCGGCCGTGGCGCACAGGGGGCCGGACAGGGCCTGTTCAGCGTCCACGCTTCAGGTGAATCAACCGGGGGACAGCGCGAGGTGTTTATCAGCCCGACGCTGGATGGCGAGCGTGCCGGGGCCGCTGTGCTGATCGCGCTGTGTGAGATTGCAGCAGCGACCGGTGGCCGGGCCTCTGGCCTCACTCTGGAGAATGCTGCCCCGGTGGCCGACGCTGTGCTGCGGACCATGCCCACGTATCCCCACGATGCCATGCGGGACACCCGGACGGCCGGTGGTTCGACCGGCTCGCGCCTTATCAAGGCAGCGTGCCCCGCGTGCGGTTACACGGTCCGCGTGACTCGTAAATGGATAGCGGTGGGTCTCCCGATCTGCCCGACAGACGGCGAAACTTTCGTTGCGGAAGGTGTTGCACCGGATGCGGCATCCGAGTAGAATTCAAGACACACCGGGGGGCGACCATCGCCCCCCGCACCGGAGAAACGAAACATGACCGCCCCCCTTTCCTACCGCACCGACGTCCTCGCGCACCTCGGTCACCCGGCCCCGGGCCCCGGCGACCGCGTGTTCGGAATTGAGATCGAATTGGAGCCGCGTGGCTCGTTTAAACAGGTGGACCTTATGCGGGCCCTCGGTGGCACCGAAGACCACCGGACCATTGTTAAGAGCGACGGTTCCTTGCAGAATGGCGTGGAATTGGTTTCGCTCCCGGCCACGCTTGCCGGGCACAGTGACGGTTACTGGTCAAAGCGGCTCCGGCCCCTTGCAGCAATGGCAAAAGCGGGAGCCGGGACCACCAATTGCGGGATCCACGTGCATTGCAATCTGTCAAACATCAGCACCCTGACGCTCGGAAAGATGCTCGTGCTGGTCAACAGCCCGGCCAATGCCCCGTTTATCGAGCGCATCGCACAGCGCGCTGGCTCGTACTACGCTCGCCCGTTTCCCAAGAAACTGGCCGATGGAGCCGCGACCTTTGCCCCGGAGGGGCGGTATCAGGCCCTGAACGTCACCCGGAACACGGTGGAATTCCGGATCTTCCGCAGCAGCATCCGGGCAGATCGGGTGCTGAAGTGTCTGGAAGCTTGCGATGCCATCATCGCCTACTGTGAGGCAACCAGCATCGACAGCATCGGCCGCGATACCGCCACGGCCACCGGCTCTGGCGAGGCCATCACCCGATTCATCATGGACCGGCGGCACCTGTGGCCGCACCTCGCTGAGTTTCTCACGGCCACCGCCACCGGCGGACCCGCCTGAACACCCGGGGGGCCGGACCGGCCCCCCCCCCCTTTCCCCCTTTTCCTTTCGGAGTTTAAACACATGTGCCTTATCGTTCACAAACCGGCCGGGCGGACCGTCCCCCTCGCCCTTATGCTGGAGTCATTCGACAATAATGCGGACGGGCTTGGATGGATGCACAGCGGCCACGCCGTGGAAAAAATGCACGCCCCCCGGGCCCGTGACGTCAAAGATTTGACGCGGGCTCTTAACGGGCGGTTGCGGGACACTGAGGTGGCGGTTCACTTCCGGTGGCGCACCCATGGCGATATCGACACCCGCAACACGCACCCGTATGCCCTCGCCCGGGGGGGCTGGCTCATGCACAACGGCATGCTCGCGGCCGGTAGTTGGTTCGACCCGGCTCTGTCCGACACGTGGCATTACGTCAACTTTGAACTCGAACACGCGGACGCTGCCCCCACGGATCCCGTGTGGCGTGAGACTGCGAAGCGTATCGGCCCCGGTAACAAGTTTCTGGTCATGGGGCCCACCGGGTCTATGCACGTGGTCAATCGCGGGTCCGGTATCGCCTATCAGGGGCTCTGGCTCTCAAACACCTACAGCACCCCGTCACTGTTTAAACGTCCGGCCCGCGTGTGGGCTCCGGCCACGTTCAGCCCGGCCACGCTGGCCGGACCGGCCCCGGCCACGGCCGGACCGGCCCCGGCCACGGCCGGGTCTGTCGGGCTCCTACAGCGGCGAGCCCTCGATGCTCTGCACCGCCGCGCCTACGGGGCCCCGGGGGCCCGGGCACTAGTCCGATATCCGGCACTAGGCGAGGACTAGGCTCGTGCCTCAACGATTGCCAAGGGGTGCCCGGCCGCTAACTACCGAGCAAGCTATCCGTCTAGGGCGGTACTTGCGAGGCTATCCCGGGCACGAGGAACGGGCGCAACAGATAGACGCTTTCCGATTGCAGGCAGGTGATGATTTAAACGGATGGCCGGTGCTGTTTCAGAATGCGTATAACGGTTGCCCCGCTGCTACCTTGCCGCCGTGGTGGTGGGAAACCTTAGGGTTTTCTCCGCCACGCTCCGCGTCTGAAACGCCATTCGTACAATGGGACGGCGTGGGCCTAAGCGCCACGTGGCCGGAGCTTGTGGATTTAAACAGTGCCACTATGCTCCTGACACTACAGGCCGGGTTATCGGCAGGCTTTGCGCGAGGCTTTCCCCCGCCGCCTAGTGTGTTCGCAGCAACTGCCCGGCGGCGGCTCATTGTGCCGCGCCCTTTACCCTAACTAGAGGACTAGACTATGCCGCTGTTTATATCGCAACTCGGAGAGTGCGTGGCAAGCACTAACCGCGTAGCCCTTGACCGCGTTTTAAACGCGATGGACAATTCCTCTGCTACGTGGGATAACCCGAGAGCCCGGGGGCTAGACGCGGAAGGCTCGTGGCCGACGCTGCGCCCGCCGACGTCGGCCCGGCCGTTTGTAGGGGCAACCCTCCCTTACAACTACTGGACGCTTACCCTCTTACTCGACGCTAGCGCGTGGGTAGCTCACCCGGACCCGGACCACTTCCTCGTTACTCTGGAAGATAATGGCTGGGCAGAGGCCCCGTCGTGGGCGCAAGATGATTTAAACCCATCCTTTCGCTACCTAACCTTGCTTGTGGCCCACCACGCCGATAACCACCGGGCCAATTTCGGGCTTGCAACGATTGATACTACCCCCCCTTCTGCTATACAATCGCACTACCGGGCCCGGGCCCGGATCGTTCGCCCCCTCCCCTAAACTAGAGGCCCTTTCAATGTTCAACGTAACTGGTCTGCTAAACGCCCTTGCTGTGTTTATACGCAAGCGGCCGGGATTTGATTCCCTCAACTATGACACCCCGGCGAGACTCGCGGCCGACGTTTACGTGGCGACGCGGGACCTCCGGGACGCGGAAGAAATGCTCCGGGTTTTGCAGCGTTCTAGCGTTCCTTTCGACGCGCCGCGAATCGAGGCAATTATCGAAACGTCCCATCGTTTAAACTGGACTGAGGCCGATGGAATCGACTTTACCCCGTCCCAGTACTGGCCGATGGAATACCGCGCCGCCGCTTGTCGGACCCTTGCGCGGATCCTGACGGCCCACTACGGCCCGTCTGCCCGGGAGATGGTGCGGCCGGTGGTGGCCCGCCGCTGGTTCCCTAAGAAGGGAGCCCCGGCCCCGTGAACCGTCTAGCCGGGATCCTGACTAGGGCTAGCGTGTCCCCCATGGGTAACCTGCGGATCGGGGCGATTAAACGCGCCCCGACTCCCCGACAGATTGCCACCCGGACCGCTAACCTTGCCCGGGCTACTACTACCCTAAACCTTCGCTGGCTTTTAAACGAGGTGCGCCGTGAGACGTTCTAACACTTGTACAGGCTTCGGCACGCTAACCCCGTGGGCTACCCTCCGGGATAGCTGGAGAGGCTCTAAGAGCGTGTCTGTGGCGATCAGGAACGCTACTCACGCGGGACGGTTGCTAGAGGTTCGCCGGATTCGGGATAACAAACTAGAGCGTCGGCTCCGGTCCGTTTATACCGGAATCCTTGACGCGGGCATTTTTCGATGATAGGCTCTCCCGTACTCGTAGGGGTTCTCTACTGTAGCCCGGGAAGCGAGTATAAACAACTAGCCCGGGTCAGTATCGGGACTCAGGAGCATCAGGGGCGATATCGCCCCGGGGCGATGCGACCGGACCGGGACTTGCTTCCCTACTCTCACGGTTTAATCCGGTGGGGGGTAGGGGGGGTTTGTCCGGGATCTAGGAGCATCCCCCCTAAAAGGGGATGCTAGAACCGGGTATCGGACCGGGGTTATCTACTAACAGGACTACTAGGACGATGGACACAGAAAAGAAACCGGAACCCGGTAGACCGGGAGCCCGTGGGATATCCACTAGAGCCCGGGCGTACCAAGCACGGATGCGGTCCCTGAGAAAAGAAAGACGGGCACAGATTGAACGGGGCGGAGGCGACTGGCGAGTAGCCCACTGGGCCAACGGTAACGTTCCCGGTTTATACGCGGACGGGGCCGGTATTGATGGGGAGCTTCCGGTTGACGGGAACGGGGTACACCCTCTAGACTTTAACGACCGGTCCGTGGTGGACTGGTCCGACATGGACAAAGCCGAGGACTACAACTAATGAACAGCCCCTACAGTGCGGTACGTGAACTAGCCCGAGGACTCCCACCAACGGGGGCCACTACCACCCACGTGTGCCCGTCATGTAACGGGGGAGCTAGTGGCGAGGCCAAGCTGTCAATCACAGCATCCCCGGCCGGAACCTTGTTCTATTGCCACCGGGCCTCTTGCGGGTTTAAAGGGTACATCCCCCCGGAGGGAGGAGCCCGCACCACATCCTCCCCGTCATCCCCTCCGTTTACCCCCCGGGTTTATACGCGAGATACCCGGCACCCGACCCCGGGCGGGTTTTGGTTCGATTTCTTAAAGCCCCGGATGCCCCCGGACGCGGACCCGCCAACGCTGCTTAGTTACTCCCGGTTCTCGGTAGAGTGCGGCTACCCGGACGTTCTGGTTACCCAGTGCCGGGACTGGAACCGTAACCCTCTGGGTACGGTTACTAGGAAGCGGCTCCCGGATGGCTCCAAGGAGGTCCGTACCTATCGAGAGGTTCCCGGTGCGTGGTACACAGCCTATAGATCCCCGGGGTTTGGAGGACCACTATGGGTAGTGGAGGACGCTATCTCAGCAGCGCGTTTATACTGGAACGGCTGCAACTCCGTGGCGTTGCTGGGCACCCACGCAAGCCGGGAGACGCTGGGGGATATCGTGCGGACCCGGATGCCCGTGGTGATCGCACTAGACCCGGGAGCGGAAGCGGCCGCGTCTAAACTGCGGGAGGCTATGGTTTCCCGAGGAGCGGATGTTAAGGTCCAGCCTATCATCTGCGATATCAAGGACTACAACGGGACGTTGCTCCGGGATCTTATAAACAGCCACAGTCCCCGAGGAACCGTCTGATGGCCGCTAGTCATCGCACCTTACTGGCCGCTGCGTTTAAAGCGCGGGGAGCCTACGACGACGTAGCCGCGTCTGGAGAAGCCGAGACGTTCCCGGATAGTTTAAAGCCGCTGTGGGACGCTACCCGGTCCTACTACGAGCGGGATCTAGAGGCGCGGAGCGTAGACCCGGCTATCCTAGCCGCCCAAGTCTCTAGGTCCCTTGCTAACCCTAAACACGCGGACGCGGCCCGGGAGCTAGTGGAGGGGATAGCCGAGGACGAGGTGTCCGTCGCTAACGTCCGCGAGTACATCACGGCCACGGCAGCGGATCGCATCGGACACGCGCTAGCTACTGCTATTGCTACCAGACGGCCCCGGGACGAGGTGGGGGCCCTTATCCAGCAGTACACCGACCTTGATGCCCCGCAAGGGGCCGAGGACGGGGAGGTGCCGTGGGGAGGGTTGCTACGGTCCCGTCTCGCTCGCGAGGCCCGGGTACAGGTTACCCCCAAGGTTTTAAACGACCGTTTACACGGGGGGCTGCTCCCGGGTCACAACGTCATTATCTTTGGTCGCCCGGAGTCTGGGAAGTCGGCTCTAGCCCTTACTATGGCTTGTGGGTTCGCCAAGCGGGGCCAGCGGGTTCTCTACGTGGGGAACGAGGACCCGGTGCAGGATCTGATGACCCGGGCTATCCAGAACCTTACCGGGGCGTCTCTTGCAGAGTGTGAGGCTCACCCGGACGAGGTGGAGCGGTCCGCACTCTCTAAGGGGGCGGGTAACCTTCTGTTCCGGGAACTATCCCCCGGGTCCCTGACCGAGATCGAACGGCTGGTGCGGCTGTATAAACCCGCTGTACTAGTGGTGGACCAGTTGCGGAACATCAAAGTCGCCAAGACCGAGAACTTCACCCAGCTACTGGACAAGGCCGCGCAAGGCATCCGGGCGCTAGGCAAGCGGTATAAACTGATTACCGTGTGCGTTACCCAAGCCGGGGACTCGGCTCGGGGCAAGCCAGTGCTGGATGACGGGGACATTGACAGCAGCAACACCGGGATCCCGGCTGCGGCTGACGTTTTGATTGGCATTGGGCGCACCGACCAGCTAGAGGCGGCAGGGCAGCGGATGCTCTCTATCTGCAAGAACAAGGTTACGGGTCGCCACGACCACTTTACTGTTCGGATTAACGCTTCTATTACGAGGATCACAAGTGATGGTTAAGATCAGCTATAAACAGGCCCTTGATGGGGTCATCAGCCCGGAAACTGCGGACGTTCTGGTAGCCCTTGTAGAGACAGTTAAGAACTGGGGAGATCACACGGCCCGGGTCCCTGCCCACGTTATCGTGCGGCTGATTGACGAGATCAAGACACTGAAGGAGCAGCAGTTGTCGTTCTACAGTGACAATAAGGGAAAGGAGAAGCCGGTATGATTCCCTTGGGGATAGTTTTAATGGGGGGTGCGTTTATACTGGCCCAGTTTGACGACGGTACGTCTCTTCGGGAACGGCAAATCGCCCAGTTCTCGGCAGCGGCGCTCGGGGTTGTAGGCTTCACCTTTATCGTGCTAGGCTTTGTTCAGGCGTTCTCACTTTCCTGAGTATTCTTCCTCAGTACCTTGAGTAGCCGGGAGGGAACTACGATGAACAAACTCGACGAGATGTGGACAGAGATGGCCAAGCACCAGCCTGCGCCGAGCTACGCCAAGGCATGGGCGAACATGCTCCGCGAGCGGACGCAGGAGGCAGCGTGGGCAGCGGCGGAGGCAGCAGACGCGGCGTGGGCAGCGTCGCCAGCGCGGGCCTCGTCGGTAGCGGCGCGGGCAGCGGAGGGCGCGGCGGGGGCAGCGGGGGCAGCGGATGCAGCACAGCGCGCCATCGACGCGATTCGGGAGATCCTTTGACTGCGTTTCCGTGGTACTTGGAGCCTAGTTGGACGGCTCAGGAAGCGTATTTTGACGAGGAATTGCCGTGGGTTACTCTTGACCTTGAGACCACCAATCTCAGGAAAGGGGATTCTCGTGTAGACGAGAACCGGGTGGTGCTGGCGTGCCACAAGATCCGGGAACTGGACGGTACCCGTATTTTTGTAGACCAGAGCCTTGATAACTTTAAACACACGTTCGACGGTGAGCGGGCGCTTCTTATCGCCCAGAACGCCAAGTTTGAGCTTGGCTGGCTCATCCGGGCGGGCATTGACGTTTCCCAGTTTCTGGTCTGGGATACCATGATCGCGGAGTTTGTGCTTGCCGGTAACCGCAAGGTTGAACTGGGTCTCGGGGCTATTGCGGAGCGGTACGGGTTTCCCGGCAAGGAGCCCTTGATTGATGCCATGATGCGGGCAGGGGTATGCCCCTCCGAGATGCCGGAGAAGTGGCTACGGGACCGTGCTGTGCGTGACGTAGAGACCACCGAGGGCGTTGCCTTGCAGCAGATGAAAAAGCTGCTGGAGGGCGGGTTGATTCCTGTCATGTTTACACGGTGCATCACTACCCCGGTACTGGCTTCCATTGAGAGGGAGGGCATGTACCTTGACCGCGAGGCGGTTTATACGGAGTACGAACTCCAGAGCGCACAGCGGGAACGGTGTGAGCAGGAACTTTCGGCCTTGTCCGGGGGTATAAACCTCCGATCAAATAAGCAACTGGCCGAATTTATCTATGGCGAACTGGGGTTCAAGGAGATCAGGAAACGAGGGGAGCCGTTGCGTACAGCCACGGGCCAGCGCAAGGCGGACTCCGATACCATTGCGTCCCTTGAGGCCACTACGGGGGACCAGCGGAGGTTTAAGACGCTCCGCGCCGCCTACGGGCTGGCAGATGCCCGCATCACCAAGTCCTTGGAGTTCTTCCGGGGGGTAGTGGACGAGTACGGGGAGCATTTCCACGGTACGTTTAACCAGACCATTGCCCAGACGCACCGACTTACCTCGTCCGGGGTTCGCCTCAAGTTCCGGGATGGCAAGGAACGCGGAGCCCAGTTCCAGAACTTGCCTCGGGAGTACAAGCGGTTCTTTCGTTCGCGGGATCCTAACTACCTCTACGTTGAGGTGGACGGGGCGCAGCTAGAGTTCCGGGTTGCGGGCGAAATGTCGCGGGACCCACAGGTTAAACAGGACGTTGAGACCGGGGCAGATATCCACCGGTTCACGGCTAGCGTGCTGCACCGTAAGGGCGAGGGAGAGGTTACCAAAGCGGAACGTACTGCGGCCAAGGCCCACACGTTTAAGCCGCTGTACGGGGGCCAGTCGGGCACTCCTCGGGAGATTGAGTACTACGAGGCGTTCCGGGCTAAGTACGCATCCGTCTATGCCACCCAGACCGGGTGGATAACGGAGGTCTTGAAGACAAAGCAACTGCGGATCCCGTCCGGGCTAGTGTTCTATTGGCCCGATACCAAGGTCACTCAGTCCGGGTACGTTACGAACACGCCCAACGTGTTTAACTACCCGATCCAGAGTTTTGCCACGGCGGATATCATCCCGGTCTCGTTGGTTTATACGTTCTGGAGGACCCGGGTAGCCGGTATCCGGGCGGTGCTTACCAACACCGTCCACGATTCCGTAGCGGCCGAGGTTCATAAAGAAGACGTTGACAAGTATCGGCAGATTACTTTAGACTGTTGGCTTGACGACACCTACGAGTACCTTTCTCGGGTGTACGATCACAAGATGTGGGTTCCTCTGGCGGTAGGCTTTACTGTAGGAACTCGGTGGGGGCAGGGCGAGGAAGAAAAGCACACGAGGGTTCCTAGATGGCAGCAGTGAGCAAAAAGGCAAGGGGCTCGTACAAGGACTTGCAGACGATCTTTGACCGGGTTGCGGCCCATCTTCTGACGCAGAAGAAGAAGTCTATGACTGCAGGATCACCTGATGGTGTTTGTGATCCGATTTGTGCTTACCGGGGCACAGACGACCTCAAATGCGCCATTGGCGTTTTGATCCCGGACAACAAGTACCGGGGCAGTTTTGAAGGGAATGCGCTGGACTACAGCAGCGTTAACTCGTCTTTGGCCCGGGCTGCGGGCATCCGCACTGAAGCGCAGCGGACCCTCGCCGTTGACTTGCAGACGATTCACGACGAGGAGCCTGTCAGGAAGTGGTCAGGCTCTTTGAGGGAGGTTGCCGGAAGGTACAATCTCGACGATAGCATTCTGAACAAGAGGGTTTAAAGATGCAGGTTACGGGACAGGTTTTTAAGGTCTACGAAAAGACCTTCAGCGGCAAGAACAACTACAGCGTCAAGCTGGAGAACGACCCGATCTACTACCGCATGAACCAGAAGCGGTTTGCGGGCATTGCCGAGCCGGGGAACACGGTTACGTTTTCTGCCGAGATGAACGAGGATGGCAAGTCTGCCCGAGTCACGGGCGAACTGAAGAAGGCTTCCGGGCCTGCGGCTGCGGCCGCTCCCGTGTCCACTGGTAACCGTGAGAGCAGCATCCACTACCAGAGCGCCCGCAAGGACGCGCTGGTGATGGTTGACCTCCTCATCCGCACCGAGGCTCTTAGCCTTGGCAAGGCTCCGGCCAAGAAAGCCGCTATCATCGAAGCGGCCCTTGACCGGTACACTGCGTTGTTCTTTGAGGACATTGGCACCATGGGGGCTGTGACGCGGTGCAACGGGGAGGATTCCGAGGGAGTTTCGGAGGAAGAAGGGGACTCCGAGGCCGACGAGGAATAACCGGATGAAGGTCCTCGTAGACAGCGATTTCCTTTCGTACTCGTGCGGGTTTGCTTCCCAGAGAACCGCTTACGATTACACCGTGGAGATTGACGGGGACCTTCTTTCCGAGGGTATCGTTTCCACGCGGGATGAACTCGACGCGATTGAAGCAATGAAGCCGGAAGGATCCACATTGCACATCAACACCGTGATTGAGGCCGAACCGCTGGTTAATGCGCTGGCAATGTGTAAACGTACCCTGCTTAATATCGAGTCGGCCATGGACGAGGCGCATCTTGCCTTTGACCGGCTCGACCTTTTTCTTACCGGGAAGGGGAACTACCGCAATGAGATTGCCACCATTCGGGGATACAAGGCCAACCGGGTTGGGACCGAGCGCCCGGTTCATTACAAGGCAATCCGGCGGTACATGGTGGAGCGGTGGAACGCGGCCGTGGTTGACGGCTACGAGGCCGACGATGCGGTTTCGATCATTGCCGCGTCCTACAACTACGATCCCGAGGCCGTGTGTATAGTCTCGGTGGACAAGGATCTGATGACGGTCCCCGGGCGTTTATACAACTTCCGCAAGAAGACCATGCGGATCATAACCCCGGAAGAAGCGTACCGAGCGTTCTACCGTCAGATGCTGACGGGGGACGTTGTGGACAACATCCTTGGGTGCTTCAGGGCCGGAGAAAAGAAGGCCCTCACCATTGTCCCCGATACGATGAATGACCCGGTAGACATGTACCGGGGGGTTCTGGGAGAGTTTAAAGCCTCCATGAGCCGTGCCGGGTGCCCCTACTCCCATATGTCCCCGGAGGCTGTGGTACTGGAGACCGGTCGCCTCCTTCACATGCAACGTAAGGTAGGTGAACTGTGGGAACCCCCCGCGTAAAGAAGAAAGCGAAACGGCCTAACCGGTACGCCCGCATCACGGACTACCGGTCCGGTTTTGAGAAGCAGATAAGAGGGGATTTGGACAGCCGCTCCGTTACGTACCAGTACGAGCAGCACAAATTTAAACTTCACATCCCGGCCATCGGCCACTTCTGCCCCGAGTGTTCTGGAAAACGAATCCTCCGGGTAACACACTACATCCCGGATTTTCTACTACTCCCCCCCGGCCTAGCTACCGGTTCCTTGACCTTCGTAGAGGCTAAAGGAAAGCTGGACGCCCGCTCTCGCAGGGCCATCACAGCGTTCGTTACCCAGTACCCCCAGCACAAACTGTACTTGCTCTTTCAACGGGATAACTGGATGACCAAGACCCGCAAGCGCCGGTACACCGACTGGTGCCGGGAGAACGGCATTGAGTGTGCGGTAGGTACCACCATCCCTGACTCATGGATACCCGTATGACCAGAAACTTCTTGGACCCGTTTAAAGACCCTCCGTATCCCCGGGAAATCCCGTGGCCTATCGTAGGGATCTCGGGTAAAGCGGGTAGTGGAAAGGACACGCTGGCTTCCCAGTTGGTAAAGCAGTACAGGTACCATAGGCGGGCACTGGCAGACCCCATCCGCGAGCTTCTGAACGAGCGGTTTGGCTGGGACCCCGATTTCTGGAACTCCCGTACTTGGAAAGAGACTCGTAACGCTCCAGCCGGTAACAAGTCCCCCCGGGACTGGGCTCAGTGGCTGGGGACCGAGGTCGGGCGGAACTTGGCCGGGGAGGCCGTTTGGGTTAACGCACTGGCCCGGGACTGGGCTTTGATGGAGTACCCGCTGCTGGTGGTACCGGATATCCGGTTTAATAACGAGGCCGAGTGGATCCGCAGTATCGGGGGAATCATGGTCAAGGTAACCCGCCCCGGGGTAGTGCCAGTACAATCGCACCGGTCAGAGGCCGGGGTAGACGAGGACTTGATTGACCTTAGCCTTCTCAACGACGGCTCCCCGCAGAGCCTCTTGCTCGACTTCACCACTTGGTGGGATATCAAGCTGACAGCCCGTACAGTGCCCAAGGGAGTCCACATGTACTTGCTGGGGCACCGGGTGGGGGAATCGTGGGCCACTCAGTTCTACGAAACTTCCCGGGGCGGGCTGTGAAGCTGGCCGGGGGCAAGCGGATCTTCCTTCGCAAGGAAGAACTGGAGGCGGTGCTGGAGGCCCTCCGGTCCGCTTATACGGAGATTGAGGCCATAGAGTCAGACTCCGACTTCTACGTCCCGTCCGGTAAGCTGATGGACCAACTGGAGGATGCCCGGGCGATCATTGAGAAGTACCTAGAGCGGGCGACTTCTGATGAGTAGCCCCCGGTCTCATATCGTCATCCCGGACACGCAGGTAAAGCCCGGGGTACCCGTTCACCACCTTGAGTGGGCAGGCCAGTACATCGCAGACCGGTCCCCGGACGTACTGGTGGTGCTGGGAGACTGGTGGGACATGCCGTCCCTGTCCTCCTACGACAAGGGCACAAGGGCCGCAGAGGGCCGTAGGATCTTCGATGACCTCGACGCCGGGAACGAGGCCATGGACCGGTTCTTGAGGCCCATAAAGGCTCGTAAAGCGGCGTGGAAGAAGATGCGTAAGGTGTTCCTCATCGGGAACCATGAGCAGCGTATCGAACGGGCAACCAACATTACTGCCGAACTGCACAAGTTAGTGAGCTACGACGATTTAAACACCAAGGACTTTGAGGTTCACGATTTCCTTGAACCGGTCGAGATAGACGGGGTTACGTACAGCCACTTCTTTCCCCGGGCCGCGTCCGGTGCCATTACCCAGAACCGTAGAGGAGCCCCGTCCGCCCGCGCCCAGTGCATCCGGCAAGGCGGGTCCGCCACGGCAGGGCACCAGCAAGGGTTGGATTGCTCCCCGGTAGTGCTGGGGCACCGCTTGCAATGGGGGCTCATAGCTGGTAGCTTCTACTTGCACGACGAGTCTTATCTTACCCCGCAAGGCCACAACTACTGGAAGGGGATTGTGGTAAAGCACGATGTTCGGAACGGGGGGTACTCTCCCATGTTTGTGGACTTGCCCTACTTGGAACGCCGCTTTGGGAGTCCCCGTGATAAACGCCAAAAACGCTAAGTTGCTCCGTCGAGTTTCGTTTCGCATTGCAACGGCCCGGGGGATGGACCCCGCCGTCATCAAGTATCAGCAGCACAAGGAAGATAAGTATGTCGTACACAACCCCGAGTCCCTCCGTGGAATCTACCGACGCCTCAAACGCAACTTTGTCGGGCGTCCACATCCCGCCCGATCTGTTTAATAAGTTCCCCATCAGCATCGCGGTGGCTCTGCTGGAAACGGCCGAGCGCAATAGCGAGAGGCACATTGCCATGCTGACGAGGCAGAACGCGGCACTGGTGCGGGTTCTGTCTTCTCTGGTTCCCCCGGGCTTGGTGGAGGCCATCCTCGCGGACGCGGAGATGGGTCAGTGACACTTATCAAGGACCCCCGACAGCCTCCGGGTCCCCCCGAGCCGCGCCCTACCGCCACTGTCCACGGGCCGTTGCCTATCGCGGCCTTTCCCGCCGAGTTTCTGATGAGGGGCATGGTCGGGTGGGCGGACACAACCCAAGCCGCCATTTTGATAACGTTTGGAAAGGGAAAGGAGGGGAAAATGTCTGTTCAAATCTCGGACGAGACGGACATTTCGCAGTTGATGTTTGCCCGGGAGTACCTGTCCTGCATGATCTCGTCGCTGGTCAAGACCAATATAAACGAGACAAGGGCGTGACAGAGGCCAAAAAGGACGGGGAGGCCGAGGAGCTTAAAGCAAGGGTCCGGGTGCTGGAGGAGCATGTTCGCCATATGGGAAACATGAGTGATATCTGCACGTACCCCGTGCTTAAACGGATCTGCGACTACTGTGAATGCCCAAGGCAGAGGGTCCATTAGTGGCGAGGCTCAAATACATTCACGTAAACCAGCACGTTATCCGGGCAAACCACAAGAACGGAACGAACGATCCGGTTTTAACGATTAAGGAAGGAAAGAAGAACACCCGCTGCAACAAGGTCCACATCTTGGGCCCCAGTTCCGTAGTCTACTCGTTTAACGGGCCCCCCTTGCTGGCGTGCGGGGCAAGGGTTGCGATAGTAACGGAAAGCGACATAGAGATTGTAGAGTAAAAAAAGCCCCGATATACGGGGCTTTCTTTT